CTGATTTATATTCTTTCATCTTTTTCTCCTTATGAGAGTTAAAATTATTGTGAATTTATTTAATTTCACTGGGCTATTATAATATAAAATATTCCCAATGTATACTATTATTAAAATATATCTGAGAGAGGTTACCAATCCGTATCTTCTTCGCTTTCAATCTCAAGATAATTGTATAATCGTATTTCACCGGGTTTGTCTTCTGGGTATTTAGCCAAAAGGAAGTCTTTAATCTCTTTTACTGTTGGTTCAGGATTCTCAATTAAGAATTTTGCGTGGTCTTCTAAGCCATAAACACTTATATATTCTTTCATAGCTTTTAAGGTGCGATAAACTGAAGGGTATATCATAGTAAAAGTTGTAGCATTCGCTTCTAATAGTTTGCTTTTGGTTCTTTTATTAGGATCCATAGCAAGTGAATTAAAAGTGGCACTGAGATTATGCTTATTAAGCCAAACGCCAAGACGTAAATTGCGAAGTTTATTGTTAGTGAGAGTATTAATTTTATTAGAGTGCTCAATTGGGTCAGTGTATACATATCGAAAGGCGACCAAATGATCATATCTATTCGTGATAAAATTCGCTGGATTATTCTGAGCATCAAGTTCTTCCTTTTTTGTTAATGGGTATCGCTCATCCGTATTAGGTAAGATGCCTAAATTCGCTACATAATTCATAATAGTCTGTAATTGCTTGTTATCTGCATTGAGCTCCATACAGACTTCTTTTTGGAAATGTGTTTTGTAATTCCAACTCGTACGCTTAACCTTTCGGTTTATTAAGTCTGTATATAAGACTCTTAAGCCTCTAAGTTCTGCACCTGGATATCCAAATAGAAACTTGACGACTCTGCGTATAGCGATCTCTATTTCAGTTCCCATTCTTGGGTTTGGAGAATAAAGGAGAGTAAGACGCCGATCTTCAAGCATCATAAGCGAATCTGGAAAATGATTTGTAGTGGTAAATATATTGATTGACCTTGCGATCTTAGTCGATTGTACAAATTTCTTGTTTACATGCTGCATCTCTGAAGTGCTTATCGCTTTAATCTTATCCCAAGTTTTCATATTTTGAGGTGAATCAGTCAAGTGTATTTCTTCGATTAAAGTCATTTCCTTCATCTCTTCATGTGGAGCCGTGAATGATTCAAAATCAGGGTAAATGCCGACGACGTCAAGGTTAAATAGCGAAGATATAAAAGAAAAGAAGGCTGTCTTTCCAATACCTTGTTTGCCATAGAACGCAACTACGTTATCAATGTTTACATTTGGTTGCTGTAATGGTAAAGCGATGCGATCCAAGAGAAACTCATATTCCTTTGGTTTAGATTCATCTGTGAGTGCTTTACGGAAGACATTATGAAAGAAGTCTAATTCAGTTTGTTCTTCGGCTGTTACGGTACTAGGGTCAATAGCAATATCTTTTATAATCCCTAAATTCGCAACTCCATGTTCTAATATGTATTTAGCCCGTGCGCAATTAGGATCAGTCTGCACAACGTTGCACGAATTAGCATAATTGTTAAACTCTGGAGTCGAATAGACTTTCTTCGAATTCTTTAACCCCTCAGGGGTGTATGAGTATTCATTATTAAACTCGTTATACGGAAGTGACTTCCAATAGAGTGAGCACTTATAAAGGAGATCAAACAAAACGCTAAAGCGCGGGTTCGTTCCTAGTTTAAATTGTTCATACTCCTGGGCAAAGGCTTTAGTGAACATTTTATGAGACACTTTTACAGGTACATAGACTGTATCGCTTGTTTTGATAAGCGTTTCACAGAAGGCCCGCCTATTCGTATTGTTAGTTAGCATAAAGCTCTGTTGCATAGAAGTTAAGTGCTCAACTCGAGCTTCATATAATTCCCTGTCTACAAGAGTGAAACCATAGTCATCTAACGGGAATTCCTGCATTACATGATCGAATGAGTTTTCAAATTCTCTTTTGGCATCTCGGATGCGTTCAAATGCGCTTTTAGTCGTGGCATCAAATTCCCAATCTTCCAGCTGTTCCGCAAATACGCTATTTTGAAGGATTTTTAATACCTCAGCTCCACGCTCGTAAGATAAGTTATATGTATACAAATCCATAGCACGCTGATAAAGATAGTCATTGCGGTGAGCCTCAAGCTTTTCGATGCCAAAGAGAAATTGATTTACCCCTTTAATTAAATTGTGCTGTGCCGCTTCTACATTCGATATAGAGTCTTCTGTAAGGTCCGCTGTACGGCTACGCATTTCTAGGCGCTTTACTGTCCGTTGGCGCTCAGCCTGTGAGAGGCTAGCCAAGTAAGAAACTAATTTATGCGATAAGCTTTGTGGAGCGATTTCATTTTCGAGTATATAATAAGAGTTATTACTTCGCCGATAAGTACCCGGCCCTTCAAATGTGACATTATAATCAGGTAAGCAGCTCTTAACCTCAATAGGCAAAGTGCGATCTGGTAACTCGATTTCTTTAAAAGCATTTTTCTTTATATCATTTACGAGAATACTAGTTGGTATAGTGTACCATTCCTGAAAGCCTGTCCCAGTAGGTGTTTTCACTGTGAAAGTAGGCTCCAAGTCAAAATAGTCGTGTACTTGGCGCTGAAGCTCTTTAGTATCTATTGGTGGATTCTCAGAACCTTGCTCATGGTCATCATAGTCAAGTATGATATAAGTGGTGTCTTGAGGCGCAGAACGTGGGTCTATTTTGTAATTAGCCCATTCATTTGAGTTGGCGATTTTAAGTCTTGTTTGCTCTGCATTTAATAGGTTATGTTTGTCATGCACTCTATGGTTGTCAGTTCTTGAGCTTCGGTATTTAGCCTCTGAGCCAAGAAGAAACTGCGTTTTCTTTAGTTGATCGAGCGTTGTGTCTTTATTCTGTGCCATTTAGGTGAGGACTCCTTTAAGTGTATAGTATATAGCTAAGAGGGTTGACCCTCCAGCCGTGATTGCAATTGTGATTGCAGCTGCGGTCCATAAAACTGAATTGATCTTGGATAGTAGTAACTTTATTTGATTAGAGGCGTTTGACAATTTTGACTTTAATGACATAAGTAGGTTGTAGCTCCTTTGCTGGTTAGATTTATACTAATTTAATTTAATGAGCTATTATACACCATTTTGGGCCTTGTGTATACAAAACATTAAATTTAACCGACTTAGGTGCTATTGTTATGTTTACTTCTTCGGTAGTCTGTGTTATAATATATATAATAATGAGCTAGATAACCATTTAACCACCGCTATCAACATAAGATATAAGGAGTATTACCCTATGGATACTAAACCTAAAAGCTATTACCAAACAGAAATTCCGATCGAAGATAAGGGCGCGGAGCACTTGACGTTGCTTGCAACAGGCCGTGAGAAGGGAGGTGCGGAGCACTTTAGAAAGTCAGAGTTTAAGAGTATGATTGGATTTGAGAAAATGCTCTTAAGTGATGATGAAGTCCCTGATATCTTAGCCGTTATTTGGCTAGAGCACTTTCCTATTGACGTATACACATCGAGGAAAATAGCCTCAAAGGCTGCGCGTATGCCTAAGGAACATATAAGGTCCGTAGTGTTCCCTTTATATCCGTTAATGACTGATAGCCAAGAAGAATTCTTTGACCTTTTAGTTGCTTTCGGAGCCGGAGTTGGTTTAGACCTCGTTTCGGCTGAGTTGTTTGAGGGGGCTAGAAGCGGAGATCCGAGAGCAGTTAAGATGTATTTAGAGATGCAGAGTTATATAAGTGGACTTGGAGTTGAGAGTGAAGAGATCGGTCCAAAAGGAGGGTTAAGTGTTTCGTTTGATATAACGGGCGCTTTGCCAAGTAAGAAAACTTAGCCCTTGTGTGTAGTGTAGACGAGTATAAGTGTGAATTTATGAAGCGTTTAGCCTTATAAGCTCATTGCAATAATAGTAGTAGATTATTTAGCTGGTTATAATATAATTATACAATAAAATAATGTTTTATCTATATAAAATAATCTACTATCTATCCAGAAATATACTTCTACTCCTATTATCTACTTAACTTAACTCTAAAAAGAATAAATAAGAATAGAGGTATATCAAGTTATAGGAGAACAGAGGCATATTTCGCAGATAAGTTTCTGTTTGGGAGCAAAGGCATATTTCGCAGATAGGTTTCTGTTTGGGGATAGGCCCGACTCGCGGACAGAAAGAAAGCCCGACTCCATTTCAGAGCCGAGCTTTCTGTCTTGGTCAGTGGATCAGTTTACCATTCGAAGACTGCTTGCCATCTATTCCTAGTCTCCGAATACTCGAGTCTGATCGTGATCTCTTCTTCAAAGATAGCGGGAAATAGGTCTACGCCATCACGTGGGACTAGGTCCATAATCGCATCGGCGAGAGCCTGTGAGGAATCTTGCGGCAGGGGAATCATTTTCTTCTTGGTCATACGTATATCTCCGTCTATGACGCGGGTGTGCGTCGTTATGTGTAAGTACCCCTACCCGGATGGGCAGGGGTAGGTGGGTTACGACTTAGGCTCAGGCTCAGGTGCATTTACCTGGGTACCATCCACATCGTATATCGCGAGTAACCCTTTCTCTTCATCATATCGCAGGTCTGCTCGGGCATACTTCTTATCGGCGAGTTCGAAGTACTCTCCGACTGTCGTAGCCTCTGCATATACCTCATATCGCGACCAGGCCTTGCCTGATGGGCGTTTGGGATTGCTCGCATACTCGATCGCTGTGTCCGAGTCTACCTTCACTGCATTTATCAACATTTCCATTTTCATTCTCCTTGAATGGAATTTCGGAATCACCGGATTGGCTTTTCCTGGGGAGTATTATACAACGTAGGCTTCCAATGTACAATTAAATGTTTTTATATGCGTATAAATTCTATGAATATGGTATTGCAAATCAATAACTTAGGATCAAAAAATAACCGAAAAAAGTTTGCCTCGCCTATGTGCGTGTAGACACAGGTCGTCAGTGGGTCGACGAGCGTGCGTTGAACATAGCACGCGCACGCGTAATACCTCTTAACTCAGCCCGCGCACGCGTAATACCTCTTGGCTCGGTGGAGAAGAGGTATTACGCGACGGGGGCGGGCGCGTTATTACGCGACGATGCTAGGTTGGGAGAGGTATTGCGCGAACGCACGTGCACGTCATCGTAGGCGCTATACCAGATGGCACGTGGACTTTGGCGGGGCGTATACTGTTGATATATGTACTGCTCGCAATTTAGGGCTCCAGGGCACTGACACATGCAGACTTGCTCAGTTCTAAAATTTAGGGCTCCAGGGCCCCGACACAGGCAGACTTGTTCAGTCCTAAAATTTTTAGGGGGGACTTAGAGGATCACATACAATGTTTCGGCTAAATTAGATTTATTTCATCGAAACTGTGTACACACGGCCGAAGAAGTGTTATAATAGATATTATGGAGAATATAAATTACATGGCATCACCAACGGCTGGCAAGTTCCACCGCGATGATAGCTTTGTACGTGGGCTTATCGGACCTATCGGGTCAGGTAAATCCGTCTCCTGTTGTATAGAAATCTTTAAGCGAGCTTGCGAGCAAAGAACTCACACTGACGGAGTCCGCTATTCTCGTTGGGTTATTGTGCGTAACACTTATCGTGAGCTCGTTGATACAACTATGCAAACTTGGTTTGACTGGTTCCCTAAGGGGCTAGGCAAATGGCGTGCTGCTGATATGAAGCACACAATAGAATTTTCTCTTGGCGATGAGAGTGTCGTGCACTTAGAGATTCTGTTCCGAGCACTTGACAGACCGGATGATGTAAAGAAGCTTCTCTCTTTAGAGTTAACTGGCGGATGGATTAACGAAGCTAGAGAAATTCCAAAACCGATTCTCGACATGCTCATCGGCCGTGTAGGTCGATACCCATCTAAAAGGTATGGTGGTGCTTCTTGGTACGGCGTAATCAACGATACCAATCCACCTGACACGGATCATTGGTGGTACCGTATGTTTGAAGAGCAACAGCCAGAAGGATGGAAGGATTTTCACCAGCCCTCAGGAGTCAGCCCTGAAGCCGAGAATGTCGAGAATCTTCCTGAACACTACTATAAGCGCCTTTCTTCTGGTAAGGACCAAGAGTGGATCAACGTATATGTTCATGGCAAGTATGGTTTCGTACAGGACGGCAAGGTTATATATGCAGAGTACAACGATCAGCTCCACTGTGTTCATGATTTAGGGCTCTCCGAGAAGACTAATAAGGTTATTATCGGTGTTGACTTTGGCCTCACTCCTGCAGCAGTGATCGCACAGATAGCTTCAGACGGCCAAGTACAGATTATAGACGAGATCGTAACTGAAGACATGGGAGCCGTCCGCTTCGGTAGGCGCATTAAGGAACTGATCATAAGCAATTATGACAATCTCCCTATGGAAGGATATGGCGACCCAGCAGGGGAACAAAGAAGCCAAGTTGATGAGCGGACTCCTTTCTTTGTATTAGAAGCTCAGGGTGTCTTCCTACGACCTGGGCCAACAAATGACTTTACGATTCGCAGGGAATCAGTAGCTAAATTGTTGACTACTCTAACTCTGCTTGGTCGCCCCCAATTAGTAATAAGCCCAAAATGCAGAATGCTCAGAAAAGCTATGGCCGGCGGTTACAAGTATCGCCGTATTAATGTATCTGGTTCAGACAAATTCGCTGAAAAGCCAGACAAGAATATGTATAGTCATGTGGCTGAAGCTCTCCAATACTTGTGTACTGGATTAGGACATGGATATGAATTGCTTAAAAGAGCTGAAGATGAGGTTCCTAGAATGCATCAGGCTCAGGATCACAACTATGACCCTCTCGCGAGAGCTGCATGATTACCTATCAGACAATGGATTATGCAGATATTCCAGCGGTAATCTCTCTTGGTTCTCTGATGCACCAAGAGTCTAGATACTCTCAATGGCCATATGACGAAGATTACTGTTCGGATATAGCTGATAGAGTTATTAATGAACCAGACAACTTCTATAGCAATATAGCTAAAGAAAATAATGAGATACTCGGCATGATGTTTGGGATGAGGACTCGTCCTCCATTTTGCAAAGCTGATATAGCTACAGACTTATTGCTATATGTACACCCAGAAAAGCGCAATGGTTCTATGGCAGTACGCTTAATTAAAGGGTATGAGCGTTGGGCTAGATACCAAAATCTTTCAGGGATTCAGATTGGAGTAACAACCAATATCAATCCCGAAAGAACAGCTAAATTTTATAACAGACTGGGATACTCCTATTCCGGTTACTTAATGACAAAGGATTAAATTATGTGTTTTGGATCAAGTTCCCCAGCCCCAACTCCACCTCCACCCCCACCACCTAAGCGTACTGATCCTGAGGTTAAAGAGGCCTCAGCTCGAGAAAAGAAACGTCTGTCTGCCCGCAAAGGTCGGTCAAGTACTATGCTAACCGGTGGGTTAGGTATAACCGATGATGCTCCAGTAGCTAAGAAGACTCTGCTTGGGTCATAAAAGATGAGTGTTTCCAAATACATAATTCAGCGATTTGGTGATCTCTCAGGAGCTAGAGGAACTTGGGAAAGTCACTGGCAAGAAGCAGCTGAATTGACTTTCCCTAATCACCCTACCTTTACAGGTGAGGAATCTTCAGGTTCGAAGAAAGGATTAAAAGTCTATGATTCTACAGCGATTCACGCTGCTGAGATTTTAGCCGCTGGGCTACATGGAACACTCACTAACCCTGCTTCAGAGTGGTTCACGTTGCGCTTTGAAGATGAGAAACTAAATGATTCACGTGAGTCTTCTCTTTGGCTTAAAGGCGCTGAGAAGATTATGCGTAACGAGATACAGAATTCAAAATCTGCTTTCTCAACTCACATCCATGAAATGTATCTAGAGTTTGCCTCTTTTGGTACTGGAATCCTATTTACCGGCGAACAGAGTGATAAAGATGGGGTCTTATTTAAGTCAATCCCTCTCTCAGAGGCGTATATTGCGGAGAACAAAGATGGCAAAATTGACACGCTATACCGGACCATTAATATGTCTGTCCGTCAAATCATTCAGAAATTTGGTGAGAATGCTTCTGACAAAACTAAAAAGCTTTTTTCTGAAGGTAAAGTCGATCAGCTAATCCAGGTACTTCATGCTGTCGAGCCAAGAACAAAACCATTTAAGAAAAATGAAACTCTTCCTTTCGTTTCAGTCTATGTAGAAAAACCTACTAAACATGTTCTTAGTGAAGGAGGTTTTAGCCAATTCCCTTATTCAGTGCCTAGATTCTATAAGGCATCTGGCGAAGTATATGGTAGAGGACCAGCAATCACTGCCCTACCAGATATTAAGATGCTGAATGAAATGATGAAGACCACGATTAAGGCAGCTCAGAAAATCGTTGATCCTCCTCTTCAAGCTCCAGATGATGGGTTCCTTGGTCCTATCCGCACAGTACCAGGTGGAATAAACTATTTCCGCCGAGGTAATACTGACCGTATTGAGCCTTTAATGACTAACGCGAACATTCCTATCTCACTTGAGATGATGGAAGAATTGCGCAATCGTATTCGAGCTATCTTCTTTATTGACCAACTTCAGT